TGACCTCTACAGAAGTTACTGCTTCTACTTCTACACCTTCTGATTCAGGTGAGTCTTCTGTTGAAAAGATCAGGGGCGTTATCAGGCTATCCAAGTATCGCTCTAAATAAGCCTTAAACTTTTAACAACCTAAACAAGGAGATACTATAATGTTACATCAGAGTACTCGTGAATACGATACGTACCCCTTCCCTATTGCTTCAACACTCACCAACTTTGCAGAAGGTGTCGCTCTAACCTTCATCCAGCAGAACGGCCAGTCAGTCTTGACTATTCCTGGCACAGCAGCTGGTACAGATAAGTTTGCAGGTGTTAGCCGCTCACAATGGAATGATCCATTGACTGGCGTATATATGGAAACTGTCACTGTTAATGCTACTACTTATACAGCAACCTTGTCAAATGCACTTGCTGGTAACGGTACAGAACTGTTGGCATACGATACAAACACCACTTCTGACTTGACCTCACAGACGGCTGCTTCGCCTGCTTCTGGTTTCGTTCAGACTACTAATGGTTCAACAACCATTACTTTCAACTCTAACGCTGCTGGTCACGTTGTTAATGTCCAATATCGTTATAATTTGACAGCACAACAATCATTGGCTTTGGCTGGTACTGGTATCCCAGGTAATCAGGCTCCTCAGGTAACTGGTAAGCTTGACGTTATCCGTAAGGGTATTGTGTACACAGACCAATTCAATGCTGGTATCGATTGGACGACTTGGGCTGCTTTGGCTTCTACAAGTGGTGTTATTGTTGGTAATAGCGGACAGTTTACTCTTGGCGCACTAACTGCCGGAGCAGTTGTTCCTAATGCAGTTATTACTCAGATTCCTACTTCTGATTTGCCGTTCCTTGGCATCTATTTTAGCTGCTAATTAACAGCTTTATCACAAAAACTTAACGAAGGAGATTATACGATGAAGATGCGCAGTACTAGTAGATTACACCCCACGGAGGCAACCTTCGCTGGGTCTCGTGATAGAGTTACAAACTCTAACGGAGAAATCAATGCAGGAAACAAGAAAGAGCTTATGGCTCGCCTTGTTGAAATTGCAAACATGGTTGACTCTGGAACACTTGCTACCCCTGAGAGTGATAGACGTGAAGAAGTCAAAGCCCGCAAAGAAATCCTTGCTGCTGCTTATGCAGACAAAGATACTCGTAGTTGGGAAGAGCTTGGTTCAGCAATTGCTGCTGACTTGGCCGAAGTTGGTGAACGTGAAGGCTTTGCAAGAAATCTTTTGCAACGCGTAGACGTTCCTCAAGGCTCTTATGTACAGATCGATGTCAAACAGACCAACGTTGTTGCTCTTGTTAGCTCATCGCCCTCTACAATTACTCCTCAGTTCTTGCGTAACAAGAAAATTATGCCCCCTGAATTTGAAATCAACACCAACATTCTTGTTGATGAACGTGATATCGCTCAGGGCCCTGCGGATATTCTTGAACAGAAATTCATTGAATCTCAGCAACAGATTCAAGTTCAGGAAGATATTACTTGGTATAACTTGGCGAACCAGTATGTTGGTGCGTCTGGTGGAAACCAGCTACAAATCTTTGGTGGTCCATTTACACCAACTGGTTTGGGAACAATGTATCAGGGCATTCAGTCTTGGAACCTACAGCCTACAAATATGCTTCTTGCAAACGATGCAATGGCAGACATTCTAACTGGCGGTAACTTCTCTGGTTGGTTTGATCCAGTTTCACAATATGAAATTGTTACAACTGGTTACATTGGTCGTTTGATGGGCATGAATGTTAGAACAGATGCTTATCGTGAACCTCTCTTGAGAGTACTTAGTGCTGGCGATATCTTTATCACTGCTGCTCCTGAATATCATGGTGCATTGACTGATAGAGGCCCGATCCAGAGCAAGGAAGTTCCAACAAATCGTGCTGCTCGTGGTTGGTTTATGTGGGAAGTTGTTTCTCTCACACTCCACAACCCAAGATCGGTCATTAAGGGCAGCCGCTCTAACTAAGCTGCTTAATATTGCTTGTAGGAATTGGGGAAATCTATTTATTTAGAAAGTACCCACCTACTTGCTTGATCTTGAAGGGAGAAATAATATGCCGCTTAAATATAATCCCGCAGGAGACGCTCTTTGTCTTGCTGCTACAAGATGGAATGAAGGCAATAAAAAAGCTGCACTATATTTAGCTGCGGCTGCTTTTGATCTACCTGGTATCAGTGAAATAATTTCTGGTCTTAATCAAATTAATACAGAAGTTACAGCGTGCTCTGGAGAAGACTGTCAAGAACCAAAGCCTAGAGAACCAAATAAATTACTTGAGGAAGAGTTTGACGATCAATTAGAACGCCAAGTTCAACCCAAAGATGAAAACATTCATCCAGAAGAAGCTAAGGTCGGAAAAAGTGAGCCAAATCCTGATGAATTAGATTCAGATGAAAACTTTGAATTTGATGAAAACGAGGATAATCGTAGACTTGAAAATGCAATGTCAATCGTTTTAGCAGAGCTTGATGAAAATGCAGCTGATGCAGAAACAGATGAAAGTGCACATAAAAAGGCTGGAGAGTTAGAGCCAGAAGACTATGATGGTGACGATGACGATCTAGACTTGGAAGATGAAGAGGAAGAAGAAAACGGAGAAACTGAAAAAGAGGCAGAAGAGGAAGAACCCGAAGAAGATAAAACAGAGGAAGAGAAAAAAGTAGAAGCTATGTTAGAACACATTGCTGTTGCTAATAAAGTTTCTCTTCGTGGAGAAAAGGGTACTCTCGCCACTGCAAAGCAGCTCTTAAAAAATGTTGCTTAATACAGGAAAGTATCGCTTGTTATACAATACCTGAACAGGCTGGTATATACTAACGTACAAAAGAACAGAAAGGGGAAAGTATGGTTGATACAAATTTAACGACCAGCTTTCCCCTTAATACTGCAAACAGTGAAATTCTTGAACAAAGTCTAGAATACGCAGCAGTTATTCTTGCAGAAGACATTGCTCGTTCACTTGACCTCCCAAAAATTCCAATTTCTTATGTAGCAGGAAAAGAATACCTTAGGAGTGATGCACAGAAAACTGGGGGTAAGTTAAAACTACCAGCTGCTGCGATACAAATAAGGAACATAAAGCAATTCGATGGTGGGTATAACGCTTTTGCTTTAAGACATCTTGGGGCAGGTGGAATAAAGACAGATAGAATTCAAAGAACAGTTACAAAATATAGTTTATGTCCTGTTCTTGTAACCTGTAACTTTCATTTTATATCACAAGACCACAAAGACGTTATAAGGTTTACAAAGAATTGGATAACGAACCTTAGAAGAGCTTTTGAAATATCAGGACCGGATGGGTTTGAACTAGGTATAGGGCTGAAGAGAGAAAAGTCCATTGATGTTTCCGATGTTGAACTAGAAAATATGACACCATTATTTGACTTGGAAACAAACGTAGAAATATGGACATTCACTGGAAACTTGGTCAAGACCCCTCTCGTTCAATCTGTGAATACACAGCTACATGTTGTTAACCAACCTGCGACTGAACAGCAATACATGGACATGAACTAATGAGTATAAACAGAACTCTTACTGTCAATTTAGAGGCTACTCTAGCTGAAATAGACAGCTTTCGTAGCCTTTTGGGTTATTCAATAGGCATAACTCCTGGTAATAATTTTAGTGAATCAAGATACGATATTCCTGCTTCTCTAACAACACCAAACTTTGTAACTATAACATCAATAGTGGCTGCTTTTATCCTGGTATCTAATGCGCCGGTTACTGTACTAGTAACAGATGTTTTTGGGGTTGTATCTACTTTTAACATAACCTCAATTTTAATGTTCACTTCTGCTGCGACACAAGTTGTTGTGCAGAACCCAATTACAAATACAACAGATGCACTTATCACTGTAATTTCCTGTTAGGAGATAAAAACATGCTAGTTCGTAACCTTACTACAAAAAGAAAAGTCTTGAGAAGCGCTGATGGAGACACTGTTCTCATCATGCCTCGTTCAACTGCCCCAATAGATGAAAAATTCAACTGGCAGGTAAATCCAAAGCATTTTACGGTTATGAAGCCAAAGGAACAGCTTGAAAGAAAAGCTCCTTTGGCTGAACCGGCTATGCCTGTAACTCCCCATAAGGGGGAACAAGGAACTACGCTTGAAAGTCTACAAACTTCAAGGGGTAATGGGTCTGGGGTAGCAAAGTCAACAACAGTTCGGGCATAACTTGCCTTTTCGTAAAAACTTAGTGTATAGGAGATAAAGATATGGCCTTCTTCCTTTCCCCGGGCGTTTACCCAGTTGAGACTGATCTCTCACAAAGAGTTACAGCCATTGGAACTTCGGTTGGTTCCTGTGTTCTTGCAAGTAGAAAAGGACCGGTTGGAACTACCTATGTAACAACAGGAACAAATTTCATTTCGTTATTTGGAAATCCCGATCCAACTTGGAGTCCAGCGCATGACTGCTGCTTGGCTTATCTTGAACAAGCTCCTATGTATGTTACCCGCGTTATTAACGGAGCTACATGGGCAGGTTTAACAGTCCTTAACAACAAAGATTTTAATGAAAGCCCCACTGAAACAGACGTTGCATATTTTCCATCAACTGGAGCACTACAAACATATGTTAACGGTGCAGGTTCTGTAAACTATTATCAATTATTCTTCTCAGCCGATTTAGTTACTGGAAACTCATTTACATTAAACGTTAGTAATGGAATAACAACAGTAGCCTTGACTCCAGTTGTTTACGCTACAAGTTCAGATGCAACAATGGTAGCTATTGCTTCTGCGGTTCAAGCTTTGTTAAATTCTTATTTTGGTACTAGTGGTTGGCAAGCAACAGCAGTATACCCCTATGGTCAAACCTCTGACTATAGAGAGATACGGGTTATTGCTCCAATTGACGGACAAGTTATTATATCAAATGCTTATGTAACCTCGGGTGCTTCACAAGCTCTTGTTACAGTTTCTCAGGAAGCAACACTGTTTGATGTGTACGCTGCAAACCCTGGAGCATGGCCTAATAATACTGTTGGTATTAAAATCGTAGATGTGGATACTGGAACTCAACAGCAACAGAACATAACATTTGGTGGGGCTATTGTAAGTGGCAACCAGATTGCAATGACCGCAGGTGGAAATGCAATTAATACACACCAGATTGTTGTTACATTCTCAGCTGCCTTCGTTACTGGAAACACTATTAACTTGACAATCAACGGTCAAGCTATAACCCCTGTTGTTTATACAACATCAAACGCATATACATATCAGTTGTTACAAGCAGCAGTAGACGCAGTGCTGGATACAAGTTTCAGTGTTGATTATAACGCTACTTCTTATACACTAACAGTAGTTACTACAAAGTCATTCACTATAAATTCATGTGTTGTTACACTTGGTGCGTCACAGCCTACTGCCGCTATAGGAACTATAACAACAAATACTTATGTTCCTTACAATCAAAGCAATGACAACACCCTAGACGTTCTTGCATATGCAATTGGACATGCTATATTGGGTGTCCCAGCAGTTAGTGCGGGTACAGGAACAAATAAAGTTACGGTAACAAAGTACCCTCTATCAACAGGGTTCTTCCCAATTGTTATTAGCTCGGCTTATCTATCAGGTGGGGCTTCACAGGCTACTGTTACTGTTAATACAGACGGTATTACATTTGGAAGTGTTCTTATTACAGGTAACGTATTTAACTGTCAAGTAAACGGTGTTTCTATAACCCCCGTTTACTTTGATACAAGTTCAGATACAACAGTAAGTGATATTGCAACTGCAATTAATAAAGCTCTTGCACTGTCGGTTGTTCAAGTAGTTCCTTCAGGTATTGTTGGAAACGCTTCTGCAAGAGAAATTTCTGTTATGTCACCGTTTAGTGGAACCAATGTTTCATTATCAAATCCATTAATTACTGGCGGAACCTCACAGACAACATCTTATACAACAACTGCTTTAAATGGGGTTGCTCCAACTTGGCAGTTTACACTTGAAGTTTATCTATCCAGTAATATAAATACTCCTGTTGAACGTTTCTTGTGTAGCTTGAATAACCAGCAGGACGGTTACGGTAATCAACTTAACCTAACATACGTTATAAACTCATCCTTGAGTTCTTCTCAGTACATTAAGGTATGGCAACCGGCTTGGTCTTATGAATCTCAGTTAATTCCTTTCTTATATGAAGGAGCATGGGACGTAACTCCCACTATAATTTGGCTGCAAAACGGTTCTGATGGTAACGCTATAACCAGCTCACAGATCAACGCTGGATGGAACTCCCTTACAAATACTGATAAGTATGGCATGAGAGTGCTTATTAATGGTGGATATAGTCAAGTAAGCGTTCAGCAAACAATGGACTCACTTGCAAATACAAGAAAAGATTGCATCTGCGTACTTGATATGCCTGAAGATTATCAGGCAACTGCAACCTCTTGTGTTTCATATAGACAGAACGTATTAAATATTGACAGCACTTATTCTGCGCTGTATACCCCTGACTTGAGAATTCAAGACGAAACATCAGGTGATTTACGATATGTTCCTCCATCAGGACATGTTGGTGCTACCTATGCGTATACTGATAAGAACGCACAAACTTGGTTCTCACCGGCTGGTATTAAGCGTGGTCAGCTGTACAACATTCAGGGTCTAGCTGTTGATTACGAACAGGGTGACAGAGATATTATGTCTCCGGCTCAGGTTAACGCTATTATTAATATTCCTGGTTCTGGCTATGTTGTTTGGGACGATCAAACACTACAGTCAGTTGCTTCTGCACTGTCTTATGTACACGTTAGAAGACTTTTGATCTTCATTGAAGTAAGTCTTGTATATGCTTTACGCCCCGATGTATTTGATCCAAATGACGCATTTACAAGAATGCAGCTGGTTCAAATGGTCAACTCCTTCTTGGCTCCTATAAAAGCAGGAAGAGGCTTATATAGATACTTGGTAGTCTGTGACGATACAAATAATAGTGATGCAAATGTAGCTGCCGGTCAATTAAACTGTGATGTTTATCTTGATCCAACACTACAAGCTCGCGCCATTAAACTACAGTCTATCTTAACAGCTACAGGCGCCTCCTTCAGTGAGCTTGTTGCACTCGGCGGCAACCTTTAAATAACAAGTTTAGGAGAATATTAACATGCCTAAGATTACATTGGACGATGTCTACGCTTTGGGGGACTTAATCCCATCTGATAATTACGAATTAGTATTTGGGAATATTCCTGGAGTTTCTAATTCTAAGGGCTTGACAATAAAATGTTTGAATACCTCTTATCCGGGTATGAGCATTGAAGTTATGCCAGTAAATGTTGCAGCACATGTTGTTACATTTACAGGAAGAAAAATGTATCCTCGCAAGCTACAAGCCCAGTTCATTGAAGACTCTACAATGGCAACAATGACACAGCTTCGTACTTGGATGGAATACTGCACTGGATCAGATAGTGGAGCGGCATCAGGAACAAAGGCTCAATACGCTGTTCAAGGAATCCTGAATATTTATAACCAACAGGCTGTTTTGATTGATACTGTTACTTTTGACAATCTGTTTCCTGAAGAAATTTCTGATACTGCTATCACAGGTGAATCAACAACTATGTTCCAGATTAATGTTACATTCTCCTACGATAGACAGGTTTCTAGCAATGTAGCAGTTTTGTAACTTGGTTAAGGGTCTATATTATGAAACTCGTTTCTTTACAAGACCTTTATTCTATACCAGACTTTCTTCCTGCAAATAAGTTTCGTTTTGAAATTCCGGTAATACCAGGTTTTGGCGTTAATACAAGTTTGGGAATTAAAGTTCAGCATGTATCGTTTCCTGGTGTGTACAATCAAACAGCTATGAAACAACTGATGGGACACGATATTCCACATCGGGGAGTAAGAAAGCAAGGAGATAATGTATTAGAAGTAACTTATCACGAAGATGTAACCCTTGATACATATAATACTCTAACAGCTTGGCATGATAATATTGTCGATCCAATTGAAGGAACCGGAACAAATAAGGAAGCATATAGTACTACTGGGTTATTATACTTGTTTGACTCGGCTGGAAATATAGTGAGCACATTTACTGTTTGGGGTATATACCCAAGCAGAATAAGTAATATAGACCTAGCGGGCGATTCAACACAGCCTGTTTTAATTCAAGCATCTTTTACCTTCGACT